CAAGTGGTTTATTTTACAATAAAAAGAACAAGCCTTATAGTAGACTTGTTCTATATCTTGAAACCCCTATTTTCAGAGTTTTTCATTATTTCATCTAATATTTTTTGAAAAGTATGAGGTTCTTTATCAAAAAATTTCATTAAATTTTCTGCTGTTTTATCCACTTCTTTATTTTCTAAAGTAATCTTTAAAGTTTGTGCCAATAATAACTCAAATTCTGGCATTTCTTCAAAAGTATAATGAATTTTAACAGTTTCAAAAGCTTTTGCATCAGATAAAACTCTAACAGTTTCACGAGGTTTATTATAGAAATTCATCATATTTCTAAATGTTCCTACTGTTTCAACTGCTATAATATCTCCATCTTTTCCATAGTTAACTATATAACTAACTTTCTTTTCTTCAATAGGTTCTTTTATATCCTCTGTTTTTTCTTTTTTCATTTCATACTCCCTACGCATCATAGTAATTTTCAAATGTTATTTTAACTGGTGTTTGTGCTACTTTATCATAATAAGCAGTTAATTCTTTTGTCATTCCACCAGCACCATCCAAATTAGTTGCTTCCACATTTGAAACTTTTACATTTGGAAATTCTAATTTAACTATTTTTGTTGGATCTGTTGTTTCAGCTAAAGTAACTTCTACAACGTAAGATGTATTTTTTCTTAACATTTCATAAGCACTTTTATAGCTATCCTTATCAAAACTATTAAAAGTTAAATTAAGTCCAACTGTTCCTCTATCAGCTTGTCTAATTTTAGTTGTATAAACTGTATTTAAAGCACCTTTTCCTTCAAGTTTATTATCAATATCAATATCTATTGATTCTATCTTTGCAGTCATATCTGTTGAAGTTTCTTTTATAACAGCACCTAAACAAATTAGAGATTCACCTTTTAATGCAACTGGAGTAGCATTTATTTTATTGTTTAATACTTTATGTTCTTTACCTATAATATTAGCAGTTACATTTACAAATGCTTCCATTTGAGTGCTTATCTTTAAGCTAGATACTAAACAATCTTGAGCATATTCGGCTATGTCATCTTCAATATTATTTGAAATAAGTGTTAAGAAATTATCAAATGGTCCAGGTAAAAAATCTTGGTTTTTTCCACTTTTTGTTCCTTTAAATCCTGCACCTTCTAATAATATTTCTAATTGCCCTGTTGTTGCTTCTATAGTTAAATCTCCATTAACTTCAACTTTTGATACAAAACCATCTCTTTCCCATCTTCCAGCACCTATTGCTTTACTTGTTGTCTTATTTACTTTAGGAACTACTCCATAATTTGTACAATCTAATTGATTTAATCCAGTTAATTTAGCAGTACCTTCTGCAGTTTGTTTTCCAACTAAAAATTGTATATCCATTTTTTACCTCTCTTTCACAATTAATTCAGCATTAATATTAACTATTGCACTATAAATTTCATCATCATTTCCATAATTAAAACTTACTGAATAATCCATATTTATATAACTTTTTCTTAATTCCAAATCTTCACATAGCAACTTCATTTGTTCTTCAAACCAACTAATAGATGGCATTATATTAAAATAATTATCCTCAAGATAAATTAGATTTATAGTTCTATCATATTGCTTTTTATGATTAATACTAATTGTTTCTGCACTTAATTCTTGAGGTTGAATTATAAATATTCCTTTTTTTAAATCTACTCCTGTAAGGTCTGTATTAATAAAATCACATTTCTTTTCAGTAATATTTTCAATAGTTTTTTTCAATTTAGAATAGAATGAGTTATCATCTTCTAAATTAACTTTTTTAATATTACATTCCATTAATTCAAGAATTGTATGAGCTTCTTTTTCAATTATTTCAATTTCATAATTCAAAACTTTAAAATCTTGAATATCAAGAGTGATTTTATCTATTAATTCATCCGCTACTTGAAATATATCCAAATCTTTTTCTCCGTGATAGATAACATCAACCGTGTAAACTTTATTGAATTTTACTCCAGCTATTGTTGTATCCCTATGATTTACTAATTGTAATGTAAAACTAGAAGTTGTAAAACCTTGTGTTATATCATTGATATTTATTTTTTTACCAGGATAATTTTTGGTGATAGCTTTTGCTATATTATTTAAAACCTTCATTACTCTTTATCCTCCATATATTTAGCTAAATTCCTATTAAATACTGCTTGCCTAATTTTATTTATTTCAGTTACTGAATTAGTCATCATAAATCTACCTTTAACCCAACTAGCTTTTAATTTTTTACCAATAGCTGGTACAAATCTCCCTGGTGTTTGTCTATGCCCATATTCAACATAAATAGCATATCTTGCAACATTATAAAGAGTAATAAATCTTTTATCATCACTCTTTATAACTTTGGATACATACCAACCTCTCCTTAAATTTCCACCTATGTGATTAATAACAGTTTTTGTTTTATACTTGCCTTTATTTTTACCTTTTGCATACCTTGCAAGTTCTCCTGTTTTATCTCCAAAGTATTTAAACCCTTTTATACTTTTTCCAACAGGAGTTTTTCTGATAACTTTATTTAATAACCTTCCACCTAACTCACTCAAAGAATCATCAATAGCTTTATCATAGTTTTCTTTTATTTTTCTTACATTTTTTTCAGTAAATCTTTTAAATTCAGAAACATCAATATTTAATTTCATTAGGCTTTCCTTTCACTCTCTAAAGTTATTTCCTGATGTGTTCTATACGTTGCTATCTCTCCACTATGTTTATACTTCTTTGTAATCCCATTTTGAGTTACTTCAATTTCAGAATTTAAAGGAATTTCTATATCTGGACTTAAAAATAAAACTATTGTAGATGTAGCAACCCCATAATTACCTTGAATAACTACTGGATTACTTTCATAAGATAAAAGACAAGGGATATCAGATTTAACTAACACCCCTTCTCTTTCATCAGTTATTCCATTTTCATCTGTAAATAGTTCAGTACCATAGATATTACATTTTCCAGTGTATGTTTTTTCTAGTTCTTTCCTAGCATAATCAAACATGATTACCACCCCACAAATCTATATCTATATATTTCTTGCTTCCCATAATTTATTAGCCCTTGTATTAGATTAGAAAAAGTTTCTTGATTAGTATTACCTTTAAAACTCATAGAAACTCTACCTTCTGTAAGTGAAGCTAACATTGGCTCGAAATTAAGAGTATCTATATTCAAAGTATTTGTGGAATATTTTGTGTTAAGATAATCTCCTACACACCTACATAGAAATACATAATATAATTCACTAGGTACTTCTTTTCTATTTAAGATATTTTTAAGATTTTGTAAATTCTTAGGTAAAATAATATCAAATAGCTTATCATCATCTTGTAAAGTATAATTATATCCAAGCAACATATTTTTTAAGTCTTGTATAATCTTTTCTTTATCTTCAACTATATCTATCATAATTATTTCCCTTTTTTATTTTTACTAACTTCTTCTGTTTTTGCTTCTTCAACATTTGTTTCTTCAGTAGTAACTTCTTCTGTTGTTTCTTCTACTGTATGTCCATAAGATTTAAACCATTCAATATCAGTTGTTGATAGGTCTTTAACTTTTGCTGTCCCATTTAAAAAAGCTATACCAGATATTTCACCAGTATAGCTTTCATTTTTAGTTTTTATTATAAGCATATTTTACCTCCTATTATTGTACTTTTATGTTTCTTAATACTCCACAAGATCTTGAAGATTTTAGAATAGGCACTCCTCTTAATTCAACAAGTCCTCTTGCTTGTTCAGAAGCTACATTGAAGTCAGGGGCAATTACATCAATTATTTTTCCAGAAGATGGAGATGCAACTGATAAAGCATCTTCTCCAAATCTCACTGCATATAAAGAAGTGTTTCCAGTAGCATTATCAATAGTTATTGTTTCTTTTGCTACTGTTTCTCCCTTAGGAATATATTTCTCAACTGTGATTAGTGGAATACCATCATAAGAATCAATTTGTGTTCCATAAGCTGTTGGAGTTAAAGTATATAACCCTGCAACTTTTGCCGCTGCTTTTATCTTTGTAATCATCTTAGAGTTTCCTATTAAAGCATGAGGTTTTTCATCTAATAATGATAACCATTCATCTAATTTTGTTGCAAATTCAAGTGCATTTTCTTTTACTTTTGCAAATGTAGATAAATCAAATCCTGTTGCATGAGCTAACATATCTGTAGCTGTTCCCTTTAATAAAGTATCAATTCCATCAAATTGTTCTGCTGATGTTGCAACTGATCCATTTATTAAGTAATATGAAAATCCTTTTCTTGCTGATTTTATTAATTGTGCCATTTGTAAAGCAACCTCATTTTCTACTCCACCTTGATCTCTTAATGCTCTATCAATAGAGAATGAACCACCATAAACTTTTACTTCAGCTGTTTTCATTTTCTTTTTAGCAAATGTATCATCATACTTTCCATTGATACCTCTAAAACCTGTTTGAGATTCTTCACTTAAATAAACATAAGATGTTGACCATCCTGCTCCCCCTGCTATTGGATTTGCTATTGGATTAAATGGTATTGTTTGAAATAAATAATCTCCTCTTGTAAATTCATCAATTACTCCTTTTTCTAAATCTGTTAATTGTCCTTGTCTTACTTCTGCTAATGTTATTGCTGGCATATTTTACCTCCTAAAAATTTTATTTATTATTATATATTGCACCCAAAGCACTACCTAATGTTATTTTGGATTCAGCAGGATTTCCACTGCCATTTGGATTAGCTGGTGTTGTTCCTGTTGGTGCTGGTGGTGTTTTGTCCTCTACTTTAAATAGATAATCACTTGTCTTTTTTAGTTCTTCTATTTGTTCAGTTAAACCTATAACTTTATCATTATCCATTTTTATATTTTCCATTTTTAACAATGCTTTTACAGCTAAATTATTTCTAGCTCCTGCTGTTGTTAAAGCAAGTTCTAAAGCATTATCAAGTTTGATTTTTGCTAATGTTTCTTGATATTCTTTCTCACTAGCTTTATTTTTTTCTTGTAATTCTGTAATTTGTTTTTTTAATTCCTCATTACTTGAATTGTTCTTTTGTAACTCAGATAATTGTTTATCTCTTTCAGTCAAATCTGCTTTCAACTTATTCTTTTCTTCAACAACTTCATTAAATCTACTTTGTGGGATCATATTCCCATATTTTTCTATTAACTTTGTTGCTTGTTCTTCTGTTAGTCCTAACTTAATTAATTCATCCTTATTCATTTATTTGCTCCTTTCATTTTTAACGTTGTATGTCAACAATTTAGCTCTTATTCTTTTACGTGTATAATACTAAAAACACGAATTATCTTTTATAATAATT